GGCTAGACTTCCGTTTGATACTGTTCGACAACAGCGAGCTAGCCAAACAACGTAATTGTTGAAGGCTAGTTTCATCGACAATCGGACCTCTTCCGTAAAGAAATTCCGGACCTCTCGTCTTTGGATACAATGAAGATACGTAGTCAGTTGCCGCCTTGAGAGTTTGACTCCCAGGCGGAACAACTTTCCTGTACTTCCTTGCATGTAGACGAAGACTATTGGTGAGATTGACGACGGAGATTGGTGGAAATCCGTAGGCATTAAGGGATCCGACAATGTCCGAAATTCGACATCCGGGTGCACAACCAGACTCTGGACATACGTCACAGGATCTCTGCTTTGCTTCTCGAAGCCGTTCACGGACCTTTGTGGTTTTCCCAATCTGCTTACTAATGGTCTTTCCAACTCGCCAGAGGTAGGCATCATCTTCCTCGAGCTTCTCTTTTCGCGTGTAGCTCCCGAGACTTGTGAGTAACCTGAGCTGCTCGGGCGGGCTCGGGTAGGAAAATCCTTCTGACAAGGAATTTCCGGAACATTGGATTCCCAGGTGGGTATGTCTGAATAATCCATTGACTCGATTGCATCCCAGGAGTCACCTTTTGTTTCAACAAAATAGTGCTTGTTAACCTGGACCATTCGGGCCGTCTTTCCCTCATACTCATACTCATAGGCGTTATAAATCTCATCATCCAAGTAACCAGATTCTCTCAACTTCCGCTCATGGTCCTTGACCATGTCGTCCATCATCTGCTTCCACTCTTCAGTGTCAGTAGTCGTGGTGGACTCCTTGGACATCTTCCACAAACGGTAAAGGATTGATTGAGAACCAACATTGTGATCACCATGTGAACCAACGTGAACCCCAACAACCCTTCCTGATTGCATGAGGGGAGAACCGGATGTGCCCTTAAAAGTATTGCACAGATGCCGGAACGTAAACAGCCTAGGACTAGGAATTAATGTGCTAGTACTGTAAGTCATACGTTTCATGTCATCAACAGCATACACGACAACAGACTCATTGGCCTTTGCCTCAGCAAGAGCGAGGCTCTGGACACCTAATGATGCCCAGACCGCACTCTTGATTTCGA